ACCATTTCGCCGCCGCCGTCGCGGGCAATGACCTTCTGGGCCTTGGTGTTGATTTCCCGTTCCTGCTTCGGCGAGAGGAGCGTGATTTCAAACCGGGCCTTGTCTTCGTCGCCGGGGTAATCAAAAAAAGCCTTTTTCGGAGCGGCAAGCTTGGAAAGTCGCATGGATGTCCCCTTTTATCGGGTGCCCCGTTGTTGATGGGCGGCCGGCGGGCCGGGGATTACCCGCCAGGGCATGCACGCCCCTGCCGCCCAAATATGGATGACGCCGGCCTTCAGTACGTGCTGGCGTGCAGGCTGATGGACGGGCCGGCGGCTTCGGTCGTGACGGCCACGCCACTGGTGGCCACGATCCCGTTGGTGCCGGATACCTTGGTCAAGGTGCCGATGGTTAATTCGTGCTGGGCCACAGCGGAAATCACGGCATAGCCGCTGTTTCCGGTGCTGCCGTCGATGATGAGCACCCGGCCCGTTTTGAAACCGGCCTCTATGAAGTCGATCATGGCGGAAGTGATCTTCGCGCCGGAGGCTGCAAACGCGATGTCGGTGCCGGTAGCGTGATAGGCGAATGTCCGGACCGATCCGCCGCAGGGCATTTCCAGGGCATACTTGAAGGCGTCGGACACGCCGGCCGCGCCATCCGCACCGGCCTTGGTCACCTGATAGAAACCGCCGGGATCATTGGCGAGGTCCAGAGACTGAAAGTGCATGAGGTTGGTATCGATGTAGGCGCGAACGTCCTTCATCTTGGTCTTGGCGATCTTGGCCGCCTCAAGCACGGACTGGCCATCCTCGTCACCGACGAGAAGATAGCCGGAGGCCGCGAACGCGGACCGCTTGCCGCCGCCGGCCTGCTGCGTCTCAAAGTCCACGCCGAAGACCTGGAACGATTGAATGTCGCGGGTCTCGCCAACCAGGGTCATGGAATTGAGGCCGCCGACGACAGCCGGGGTGCCGCCGAAGGTGTTCAGGACAAGGGCCGCCTGATCGGCGGTTTGGAATTCGGCACGTAATTGGGCCATGGTGCTATCCTCTCTGCTGTTGAAATTTTACGGGTATGGCCGGCGCTAAATCGACTGCACCAGACCGGCCAGGGTGATGCCGGATTGCCAAAGGGTGGTCGTCGTGTCGGACTCGTCCATGGTCGGAACGGGCGTGTCACGGTAAAGCCGGAACGGCAGGATGCCGGCGGCGGCCATCTCCTGGCCCTCGAATAGGCCATAGGCCAGGGACGCCAAGTCCTCGGCCGCGCCGGCCGTGGTCGCCCACACAGAAAATTGGATCAGCAAGTCGTCGCCGCGCTCGGTCCATGTGTCGGCAACGCCATCGTCCACGAAGAAGAACACGGCGCGGGGATAGGCCCAACTTTGTACGGCCTTGGCGTAGGCGAATCGCCCGCCGATGCCCGTATAGAAGCCGTGTGCCGCATTCGCGTTGAAATGGGCGACGATGGCCTTGCGGACCATGGGGCGAACGTCAGTGCGGGGAATGGTCATCAGACCGCCTCCCCGCCCGGATGCTCGATCACGTCAAGCGTGTACTGGCCCGGAATCGTGTCGTTCACGAAGGTGATGCCGAAGGTTCGGGTGCCCATAGCCAACCGGTGCGCCGTGGTCAGGCCGGGGCAGGGGCGCATGAGCACACCGTGGGACACCTCAGCCTGATTCGCCCTGGCCGTCTGCCGCTCCTGGCCGGACTTGGCCCACAGCTTGGCCCATACGGGTACGACGTCGGCCCACCCAGGAACCCACTCTCCGCCCTCATTCATGACGGATGCGGCCTTTTGGATGGTCATGCGGTGGGTGAGTTCGCCGGCACGGATGGTCATGGCCGCACCCCAAAGATGTGCCGGGGAAGTTCGCCCCGCAGCCGCTTGATAGCCTCAAGAGCCCCAGGCGTATCGAAAACGGAAAGATCTGGCCGATAGTCCACCAGCGGCCTGCGCTCGGGGTGAACGTCAAGCTCTCCCGGCAGACCCACAATACCCTCTGTAGCGGGGATAGGGCCGCCATGTGCAAAATCGGCCATCACGCCACCCCCGTGATGCGCCAGCGATCCAAGAGCCCGTCAACGAACCGGCCCGGCATCTCGACGGCCCCGACCGTGTTATTGCCGGCAATGAGCGATTCCCGGTTGGCCCACAATGTGGCCACTCGAATTTTTATCCATGCCTTGACGTTCTCGGGGACTCCCGCCGCGCTGGTCCACCCGGCGGTGTAGCGGATGCGCACGGCATCCGGCCGACGAAAGGCGTCAGGCCAGAATCCGCCTGGGGCCGGGTAAATGGATGGGGGTATCGCGTCGGAAAGATTCGGGAGCACATAGGCCGCCTCATCCATGACGATATCCAGGCCGGCGGCGTCGAAATAGGAGACGGACACCACCTCGACCAGGGGCGGCCGGGGAAGTTCGACGCAACGGCCCCAGCGGGGAAAGCGATCAAGGGTCAGTTCCAGTGTCTGCCCCAAGATCGACCGCCCCATGATCTGCTCCGCTTCCTCCCTGGCCGCCGTGATGAGCGACGAAAGCAGAGCGTCGGCCGCCGCGTTGGCGGTCGCGTCCGTAGTGTCGTCGATCCGGGCCCAAGCTTTCACTTCGGCCAGGGTGACGGGCTCAACGGTCGGGGGGGTGATGACGCGGATTCCCATGGTTTCCTCAAGGCGGCCCCACCGGAGCAGGGCCGCCGATCCGGTCTAGTCCACGATCAGGGACGCATCGCCGCCGTAGCGGCGCTTGCTGACGATGTACTGAGCCGCGACGACGTTGGCCGCATTGGACGCACCGGCCACGACCTGGATGGCCGTAAAACCGTTGGTCACGTCCAGGGCTTCGGCCGGGACCTCGAAGGCGACGATCTTGTGCTTGAGGGTGGCGTCAGTCGTAAAATCCACGTCGTCGGTCTGGCGGGCCGGGATGTCCGAGGCGGCACAGTCGGCCGTGAGCCAGATCGGCACAGCCTTGGCAAGGGCCTTGGCGCTGCCGCCGGCCACGGTCTTGGCCTGATTGATCGTGATGGGCACGGTCGCGGCGTTGCCCTGGTTGATGTGCACCAGGACGGTCACATGCTCGGCGTTTTTCAGGCTGATATAGTCGCCGTCCAGCTCGGAGCCGCCGGCACCCGGAGTGATGGCTTCAATGACGCTGACGTTTTCAATGAGGTTGTGCATGGTGTATCTCCTTTCCCGTCAGGCCTAGGCCCGGTCCGCCAGCATAACGAACGGCGACAAGGTGGCGGCCCCTTTGAGCGGGGTGATGGGGTCGTTGTTGAGCGGCTGGCCGTTGACGCGGGTGATGAAACGGTAGGTCATTTCGTCGGTCAGGAAACGGACGTGCATGGACTCGGCTTCCTCCAGGCCGCCCTTCTCGACGAGGAGGTATTCCGACCAGTCGGCCAACATGATGTCGCCCTTGGTGCCGAGCGTTTCACAGAATTCCAGGGGCACAATGGGACGGCCGAGCAAGGCCCCGAAGGGGGCGCTGGTCAGGTTGCCGCCCGGGAGAAAAATAGGCTGCTGGCCGAGGGTCATCAGTGGAAGCTGGGGCAACACGTCCTGGTTCACGAACCAAGCCGCACTACCCATGTTGCCGTAGAATCGGGCCAGCATTTTGACCACATTCGCGGCCACAATGGTCTTGGCCGTCTGGCTGGTTTCCTTGGCGACCGTGACCGGGAGGGCGGACTTCATGATGCCGAGCGGCTGACCGGCCCCGGTGCCCTCGAAAATGGCCTGATCGAGTTTGAAGGCAAATTCCTTGCGGAGTTCGCGCTTGGCATATTCGGCCAGGGCCACGGCATCGCGGAGAATTCGGTTGGTCACGCGCAGGGTGCCGTACAGGTCTTCGATGCGGATTTCCCGGGCCTTAAACTTGACCTTCCCGGACTCGGCCATCTCGTCGGTCTCGCCCTTCCAATAAGTCTGAAGACCGCTGCGCTTGGTTCGGTCGCGGTCGCCATCGGCGGCCATATACTCGAAGGAATCCGAGTTGGCCCCGATGGGCTGGTGGGTGCAACGCGAGGAAATGACGCCCGTCTCGAAGACGGTCTGCATGATGGACGAAGCCTTGTCGGTCTCGACCAGGAACCCGCCTTCGGAGTCGATGCCCGTGGACGCGCCGGCCGCGTTGACCACCTGCTGGAACCGCTCCCGGGCCTTGGGTGCGTCGGCGGTGTCCATGGCCATTGCCCGGACGTCGAGCATCTGCTCACCCAGGTTGCGATAGACAGGCTTGGCCTCGCCCTCGATACGCGGCAATGCGCCGGCGGCCGTGGCAGCGGCCTGGGCCGGATCGGTCAGTCCCTGGAGGTCCATTTCGTTCTTGATGCGCTTATCGATGGCGGCGGCTTCGGCCATAAGGCCGTCGAAAGTCGCCTGATCCTCGGCGGCGAAGTTTTCCTTCTCGGCGATGGCGCGGGCTTCCTCGACCTTCTTGGCCTTGGCTTCCCGCAGGGCCTGAATGCTGATTGCCATGGTGTAGCCTCCTATGGCGGTTGTTTGTGCGGGAAACCCGCTAGTTGCCTATCTCAATCAGCCGCAACGCCCGGAGTCTGGCGGCACGTGCGGCAGTAAGGGCCTGTGTGTCGGCATCAGCCTGGGCCTTCGCGGCCTTGGCTTTGGCCTGGCTGTCCTCGTCGCTGCCTTCCCCATCCCCGGCCGGCGTATAGATGCGATCCACAAAGCCGTGTTCCAGGGCTTCGGCAGACGAAAACCACGCTTCGGCGTCCATCCATTCTTTGATTTGTTCCGGGCTAGCCCCGGTCTTGCGCTGGTAGTCGGCGGCAATGTTGGCGTCGATTTTTTCAAGGAAGGCGGCCGCCTCCCGCATGTCGTCCTTGTTCCCGATGGCGAGATTCCAGGCGTTGTGGATCATGAAGACGCCGCCGTCGCTGATCTCGATTTCCTCGGCCCCAAGGGCCAAGGTGGTAGCGGCACTGGCGGCCAAACCATCGATGTGCGCGATGACCCGGGCCGGATGCTGCTGCAAAGCCGTCTGCATGGCCTCGGCCTCGAAAACGGAACCGCCGGGGCTGTCGATGCGAAGGTGGATGGTGCCGGCCTTGATGTCGGCCAGGGCCTGCACGAAATCGGCGGCAGCGATGCCAAACCATGCGCCGATGGCGTCGTAGACGTATAAAGTCGCCTCGTCGCCGTCCGTTTCGGCTTTCGGGCTTAAAAGTAGGGTTTTCCCCTCGGAAACACGCTGTTTTGCCTTCTTTTCGGCGTCCGCATACAATTCACGGGCGGTTTTTCGCTCAAACGGCATTGGCGTCTCCCTCGTCCCCCGTGTTTTTCTGGTCCTGCTGGTCGGTGGCCGGAGCGGCCGGGACGGGTGCGTAAATTTTATCTCCTCCGGGCACTGGCGGCAGATTCTCCAACTTGCGGATTTCGTTGACCATCATGAACCCAGGGGATTGCGTTCCGCCCAGGGCCGCCTTGTAAAACTCGGCCCGGCCCTTGGAATCGGCACGAAGCAGCGC